TCCAATTAGCACACAAGAGTTAATGCAACACCTACGGTTTACCGCTGACTCCTCAGAATTAACAGAAGCCGCTATCATGATCAGCACTGCTACAGCATTCGCTGAGCAGTACACAGGCCGCAAGCTGAGTTCGCAGACTGTCGTAACTAGCTTCGAGACACTCAAATCTAACGCGCCTTTAAAGCTGACAGGTGGCCCAGTGTCATCTATAACGTCGTTCAACTATTATGATAGTAGCTTTAATGTACAGGCACTCACAGACTACCGGCTGATCCATCGCAACGGTGTAGGTTATTTGTATCCAGTTATAGGTGAAGAATGGCCTACAAATGTTGCGCCCACAGATCCTGAGACCGTAACTATTACCTACGTAGTTGGTATGCCTCCAGAAGACGCTCCGGCACCCGTAAAGTCAGCAGTTTTGTTAATAGCGGCTAGTCTTTGGGAGAACCGTGAGAACGAGATAGTCGGTACGAACATTAAGTCTCTAAAGCCTATAATAGCGGCTAAGGATCTCCTTCACCCTTACAAGTTGAGGTAGTTATGAGATCAGGTAAGCTAACAAACAAAGCAACAATCTACATACCCTCTACCGCTCCGAACGAATGGGGCGAAGTCGAGCAGAGCTATACACAACTAGGCACATACCACTGTAGTGCTTTAACTAAGCCACGGCGTGAGACTGTAGAGTCTGATTCTGTAGTTAGTAAGACAGAGTATGACCTACGGTTTCGCTATTACTCCGAGCTAACAACGCTACCACGTAATGCTTACATAAGTTTAAAGGGTATGCATTTAGAGATTAGCTCTATAGCTAATGTGATGTTAAGGGACCGCGAGATTCAAATGATATGTGAGGAACGATCATGATAGATATTGATTTTAGAACTCACCTACTGTCTAACAGTAATATCAGTAACATGGTAGGAACGGACGTTTACGCTCTCAGACTTCCTCAAGACATTACAACCACGGCCATCGTTTACGATATCGGCGCTGGTTTTCCTCTAGCTCAGATAGGTAGTCTTGAATCTGTTATCAGATATAACGTAACCCTTTCTGTTTATAGTCCTAGCTATGTCTCTATGAGACAACTCTCAGAGCATATAAACACCCAGCTTAACGGTATGACAGGAACTATGGGAGCATCGTCTGTAACAGGTGCCCACGTAGAATCAGCAATCAATACGTATGAAGAAGAGCAGAAGCTCTATCGGAATATACTTATTTTAAACATATACACAAACTAAGGAATATTATAATGAGCGCAATCGCATCTCCATTCCACGGATTAGCTACAGAATTACACATGACTTCGGCTATCGACGGGACTATTGACGCAAGTACAAAGGTCGCCGAGGTATCTTCAGTAGGTACCCTAGAGCTATCCGCTAACATCATCGAGTACAACAGCTACGGCTCTGCATACAAGCAGAAGTTAGTAGGTCAGAAGGACTCTGGTACTCTATCCCTCACTATTAACTGGGTAGCTGGCGACACTAGCCACACTGCTCTTAAAGCTAAGTACGATGCTGGTACTGCTCAGACTTTCGCTGTTAAGTGGATCTCTGGAGCAGAGAACGCTGTGGCTCAGTTTACTGGCTACATTGCTTCATACTCTATCGATACTCCAGTAGAAGACGTAGTAACTGCAAACGTCGAAATAGCTATCGATGGCGCTGTCGCTTTTGATCTTACTACTGTTTAATTTATACAGTAACTTTATAACGGTCCACTCTACGGAGTGGGCTATTATTTGATTTTTAAATATTTAGGAGACATATCATGTTAGATCGTAAATCAATTTTTAAAGCCGTTGACTTAGACGTGAAAGAAGTCGCCGTCCCTGAGTGGGGAGGGGATGTGTGTGTCAGAGGCTTAACTGCGCGAGAGCGTGACCAGTTTGAGGCATCTATAGGATCTTCAGCTAACCTAGACAACCTCCGCGCACGTCTGGTAGTCCTATCAGTATGTGATGCTGATGGTGAGCGTATATTTAAAGATAGCGACGCTATCGAGCTAGGCAAGAAGAACGCTCAGGTAGTTAACCGCTTGTTCGACATAGCTAGGTCTATGTCCGGTATGTCTGACGAAGACGTGAGCGAACTTGAGGGAAACTAAAACGAGACCCAGCTAGGCGATTTAAGTTCCGCTTGGCTGGTCATCTTGGTATGACCGTCCGTCAGTTAGAGAACAGCCTATCCTCTCAAGAGCTATCCGAGTGGATGGCCTATTACTCTATTGAGCCGTTCGGTCCTGCTAGAGAGGATTACAGGGCCGGTCTCATAGCCGCAACTACAGCAAACTGTGCTGGAAGTAAAAAGGTCCTACAACCTACCGACTTCATTAGTATCTATCAACAACCGAAGTCTATGTCCTTTATGGACCGCAAGAAGATACAAGGTCAGCAAATGGCCCTATTCAAATCATTATCGGAGAAAACAAATGGCTAAAAAGGACTTCATGACTGTTAAGGTCTCAGGCCTTAAAGAACTTCACGAATCTCTTAGACAGTTAGACTTTGATCTCCAAAAGAAAGTATTAAAGGCCGCCGGTAGATCCGCAATGGAGCCGGTCGCCGCTAGTGTTAGAAACAACGTCCCTAGGGCCACTGGAGGTCTGTACGGGACTATTCGGGTATCAGCTACTACCGATGTACGTAGGTTACGTAAGTCCGGTCGCAAGGCCTCTATGATCGCCTCGGTGTCAGCAGGTCGCGCTAGTAAGAAGGATGGTATGACTGGACACCAAGCTCTTAATATCGAATATGGAAACGCACGAACTAAAGCTCAACCGTTCATGCGCCCAGCTATACAGGGTAGAGAACGCTCTACTATCCTCAGATTCAGAATGCACCTCAGAAAGGGCATAGAGAAGTCTGCTAAAACACAAGCACGTCGAACTACACGTCTATTAAAATAAAACATTAGAAGGGTTAAACATGGCTACTATCAGTCGGCTATCAGTCGATCTGGTGGCTAACAGTGCTAAATTCCGTAAGGATCTAGATAAGGCCTCTAAAGCCGCCGAGGGTTCATTCGGTAAGATGATTAAGTCTGCTAAAGCGGCCACCGCCGCCTTCGTAGCAGTCGGGGCCGTCGCAGGTAAGATATTCATAGAGTCTGCTAAGACCTACGGTAACTTCACAGAAGCACTACAGGACGTATCCGCCAAGACCGGAGCTACTAAGAAACAACTAGATCAGCTATCAGTCTCTATGCGTAACGCCGCAAAAGCTACCAGATTCACAGCAACAGAAACAGCACAAGCTGGAGCATTCCTAGCGCAAGCTGGTTTAAATGTAAGAGAAATTAATGACGCGCTACGCCCTACCTTGGACCTAGCCGCCGCAACGAAAACAAGTGTACAGAATACAGCGAACTTTATGACCAACATCATGAAGGGTCTGGGCATGTCTAGTACTGAACTAGAGAGAGCCGCTGACGTACTAGCAGTAACAACTGCAAAAAGTAATACAAATCTAACAGACCTAGCGACCGCTATGTCTTACGCCGCTCCGTCTGCACGAGCAATGGGTATGGAGATCGAAGAGACCTCTACGCTTATCGGTATGATGGCTAACGCTGGTATAAAAGGGTCTATGGCTGGTACAGCATTACGAGGAGCGTTCTCGTCTCTAGCGACTACTGGTGGCCTCACAGAGAAAGCAATCGCAGACTCTACGGGCGCTATGACTCAACAAGCTAAGACACTCCGAAGACTTGGTGTACACACTAAGGATGCTGAAGGTAAGGTCCGTGGACTTACTGACATTCTTACTGACCTTAAAGCCGCTGGCGGTGATGAGCAAGACATGATCGCTATATTCGGTCGTCGTGCTGGTTCTGCAATGATGCAGTTTATGAATGAAGGTCTGATGGGTGCTGATGCACTTAAGAAGAAACTAGATAACGCACGTAAGGCCGCTGAGAAGATGGCCGCTACACAGATGGATAGCCTCAACGGTGATCTACTATTATTCAACTCGCAGTTAGAAGAGTTACAGATGGTAGTCGCTGAGAATGGTATTAACGATCTGTTTAGGGGAATCACTCAGGCCGCTACTAAGTTCATGAAGAACGCTGAGCCTGCTTTAACGTCTATGGCTAAATACGCTGACGAGATCGCTGTAGGCCTTGGTGTCATGACTGGCGCTATAGTCTTAGTCGGTATAGCCGCATTAACTACTGCTATGTTCGGACTAGCCGTCGCTATGTTGGCTAACCCGATTACATGGATAGTTGGCGGAATAGCATTAATAGGCGTAGGGATCTATAAGGCCATACAGAACATCGATGAGATCAAGGTGGCCTTCCGAAACTGGATTGGTGAGACTAAGAACACTCTCAGCAACCTAGGCCGAATGTTCACTATGGCATTCCTCGATATTCGTGATGGTGTCTTAGAGGTCTACACTAACATGGAGCTAGGGTTTGCTAATTTCAAGCTCGGATTCATTGGGATATTTAACGACCTCCTGACCGAGGCCCTTAAGAAGGTTAACAACTTGTTAGAGATATATAACAAGATACCTTTCCTAGATGATGCTACACCTATTGCGTTTCAAATAGATACCACTCAGGCCACTAAGAAAGTTAAGGACCTAGAGGCTAAGCTACTTGAGATACAAAATAGAAACAATAGCTTCACTCAATCCATATTCACTCCTGAAGTATTCACACCTAAGGAAGAGGATGGCGGTGCTGGTATTGAAGATATAGCGTCTCCAGAAGATAAAGCACTTACAGAACAGGAACAGCTACGTGCTGATCTTGAGGCTAAATCTCAGATCGAAATGGATGCCATGAAGAAACTGTTTAACATGAAGGCGGACTTCGCTCAAATGACTACAGACCTAGCTACTGGTAGCTGGGAAGATGTTATTGACGCTGGCGCTAAAGGGTCTAAGAAGCTACAGATGCTCCAGAAGGCTTCAGCCATTAAGCAGATCATCATGTCTACAGCTACAGGTATAGCGGAAGCACTTAAGCTACCTTTCCCAGCTAATATTTTAGCCGGTGTAAAGACAGCCGCCGCTGGTGCTATACAGTTAAACAAAGTTAAAGGACAGTTCCACGATGGTATCGATAACGTGCCTAACACTGGGACCTACTTACTGGAACAAGGTGAGCGAGTAGTTGATAAGCGTTTGAATAAGGACATGTCCTCATTCTTAGCTAATCAGAATAGTGGTAACGCATCTGTTACTAACAGTCCTACCCTTAACTTCAATGTAACAGGCGGAGACGCGGATAATGTCGAAGCTATGCTACAGAACCACCGTGGTAAGTTCGAGGGAATGATTCGAGATATATATAACGAGTCAGCCCAGAATTCACCATTCTAAACATGAGGGGCCTTCGGGCCCCTTTTCTAATACCAAATTCTAATAGGAGGCTCTAAATGCCATCTCCATTGCTACCGACTAGCCCATCTCCGGTTAGCTATAATATTAAATCAAAGGTTAATAACCTTCGGTCTGAGAGCCTCTCAGGAAAGATCTTGACTAGGAAGGTAGGCGGTCAGAGATTCGAGGCGACTCTCGTGTTCCCTCCCATGAACCGAGGAGCGTTCAACCAGATCCATTCTTTTATTATGGAGCAAGAAGGCTCTAACGGAATCTTTTACATAAAGATCCCAACTTTCGGCAATACTCGGGGTGCCGCTGGTGAATACGTTAACTACAATAATCACGCTAAAACCTACATGGTAAAAACGGGCGGAAGTGATACCTACCCTGATAAGTTAGTGAGTGGTGGTATCTTAGTCCCCAACGAGACTTATATGCGAGTGTCTCTGCGTAACGACTTACAGGTGATCGAGTACGGAACAGATGGCACAGTAAGGTTAGAAATTGACGTAGTGGAGAGACTGTAATGTTGACTCTCGATAACTCTACGTTAGCCGCGATCGGTTCTGACAGCTTCGAGTATGCTTACATCTGCGATCTACCAGCTAACCTACATTTTACAAATCATTCCAAGGATCTTAGTCACAATGGTAAAACCTATATATCTAATGGCCTAGTAACAGGGTTCTCACCTATTACCCAGACTCAGGGGATGAGCCTATCTAGTTACACTCTAACTCTTAGTAACGTAAACATCTCTGTAGCTCAGGGGTACACAGCCGGAAACTATAGAGGCCACACAGCCACCATTTATCTAGCGATTGTAGCTAACGGATCAATAGTCGGTACACCGACCATCTTATATAGAGGGACTCTCGACAGCTTCGCTGTTAAAGAGAGTAATTCCACATCGACACTTACACTGAAGCTCACATCTCACTGGGCTAACTACAACCAGAAGGGCGGAAGATATACCAGTGATTCTATACAGCAGGGTATCCACAGCGGAGACCGCATATTTAAGTACGCCCACGAAGAAAGCTCGGACTCTCTAGGATGGGGTAAACGATAACTCAGGAGCACACATTATGGCCTTAGGACTTATAGCCCTAGTGGTATCAATAGCATCTGTAGTCGCCTCTGTGGCGATGGGTGCTAAACAAAAGAAAGAAATGGAAGACCAGCAAGCTGGTATCTTAATTCAGAAGCAAGGGGGTAGCCATCCTATCCCGTTGATTTATGGTAAGCGACGTGTTGCTCCTATTAAGGTTTGGGAAGATATCTCTAGGCAACGACTGCCTATACCCTCAGTAGCGACTGTCGCTGATTCAGGCTTCACACATAACGGAGAGTTCTCCTACGCGTCCTCTAGAGACGATAAGGACTTCCTACACCGTATCGACGTTTGGTGTCTGGGTGAAATAGAGAGTATTAACTATTATGAGATTGATGATGACCCTATGACTCATAAGCGATTCATCAACGCTAAAAGTAATCGCCCTTACTTTAGATCTTTAAATAAACATGGATCAACTAGTCAGACAATGTTTTCCCAGTTAGCCGCTGGGTTTGATGGTATTACTACCGACATGAGAGGCAAAGGCATCTGCTGGTCATGGGACAGCTTCCTATACACGGCGGACACCCCTAAGTACTACGGAGATCCTAAACTTACAGCAGAAATCAAAGGATTAAAGGTCTGGGACCCTAGGGCTAACCCTAGTAATTCTGCGATCAAAGCATGGTCCGATAACCCTGCACTTATACTATTAGACTACTTAACGTCTGAGCACGGTAAGGGGCTTAGTATCACTGATCTAGATATCCCTAGCTTTAAGGATGCCGCTGATGAGTGTGATGTAGTAGTTAGCCTGCCGTCTCAGAACCCTGAGACTACTGGAAGGTTAATATATGACCCTGAGACTGGAGAGTATGTATACGTGCCTGCTGGGAGTTACAACCCTAACGCAAACACTACTGCAACTCAGAAGCGCTTCACATGTAATCTTGTCATACAGCCCGACGTGGATAGTAAGGAGAACGTGTCGGAGATTCTAAAGACATTTAAAGGCTCCCTTCCATTTGTTAATGGTAAATATGTTGTCTCTATGGAGATAGCTGGTACTTCCTCAATGTCATTCAGTAATGATAATGTTATCGGGGGTGTTGCTATAGCCTACGCTGATAGGTCTAAGCGCCTAAATCAGGTTACTGTCAAGTTCCCTAATGCCGCTAAGTCATACAAGGAAGATGCGGTGACATGGCCTACCGATTCTAGTACAGCCTACGCTACGTATCTAACACAAGATAACAATGAAAAACTGAACACAGAAGCTACTCTCTCAGGTGTAACTAGTCACGCACAAGCTCTAGACATGGCTGAGTTCATGGTAAAGGACTCACGCAATCAGCAGATAGTTACCTTTAAAGCTCAGCCTCTTGCCATGCAGTTAGAGCCTAATGACATTATTACTGTATCTACAGGTGCTCTAGGACTAACTAACAAGCCTTACAGAGTTAGATCAGTTAGGATAAATAACGACCTCACAGTGGAGATATCTGCTCAAGAATACTATGCGAATATTTACCCGTGGAACGTAACAGAACCTGAGCCTGCACCTGAGTATGTGCCAAGTACTATATTCGATGAGCCTGCTGATATGCAGAATGTAACTGCTACTGGTGTTACCTTGTTAAATCAAGATACTACCGCTATAACGCACATTACAGTCGCTTGGGATTCGATTGTTACGGGTACATCTACTGTAGAGACGATTCTAATAGGTCATAAGCTGACTACTGAAACTGAGTACACATGGACTATATGTCCTAACGACCAGACTCAGCAGGTAATCACTGGGCTAATTGATGACGTAACCTACGACATAATCGCTAGATACAGGAACATCGTAGGCACTACGTCTGGTGATGTGACTCTTCAATGTACTACGCCTAACTCTAATACAGGCTTTACTGATGGAGCCGATGGAGCCGATGGAGCCGATGGTGCTGATGGTGCTGACGGTGCTGACGGTGCTGATGGTACTAACGGTGTTGATGGTATCAATGGTATTAATGGACTGGACGGCGCTAATGGTGTCGATGGTATTGATGGTACTAACGGTCTTAACGGTGACGCTGGTGCTGATGGTCAGACTTCATACTTCCACATAGCCTACGCTGATTCTGTAGCTGGTGCTGGGTTCTCTCAGTCCCCTAGTGGTAAGGACTATATAGGTACTTACGTAGACTTCACTCAGACTGACTCCTCTACTGCTTCTGATTACACATGGAAGCTAATAGCTGGTGCTCAGGGTGATGATGGTACGGATGGTATCAATGGTACTAACGGGATCGACGGAACTACTCAATATCTACACATAGCTTACGCTGATGATATTAATGGTAACGGGTTCTCTCAGTCCCCTACGAATAAGAACTTTATAGGTACTTACGTAGACGGTAACTCTACTGACTCCTCTACTGCCTCGGACTACACATGGACTCTGTATGTCGGTGCTGATGGTGCTGATGGTGTTGACGGTCAGGATGGTATTAATGGACTAGATGGCGCTGATGGTGTCGATGGAATTGATGGTACTAACGGTATCAACGGTGTAGATGGTTCTAATGGTCAGACTTCATACTTCCACATAGCCTACGCTGATTCTATAGCTGGTGCTGGGTTCTCTCAGTCTCCGAGTGGTAAGGACTATATCGGTACATATGTAGACTTCACTCAGACTGACTCTACTACCGCTTCTGATTACACATGGAAGCTAATAGCTGGTGCTCAGGGTGAAGATGGTGCAGATGGTATCGATGGTGATAATGGAATCGATGGTACTACACAGTATCTTCATATTGCTTATGCTGATGATGTTAGCGGTAACGGGTTCTCTCAGTCCCCTACGAATAAGAACTTTATAGGTACTTACGTAGACGGTAACTCTACTGACTCCTCTACTGCCTCTGACTACACATGGACTTTATATGTTGGTGCTGACGGTACTGATGGGTCTGATGGTGAGGACGGTGCTGATGGTCAAGATGGTACTAATGGTCTAGACGGCGCTGATGGTGTCAATGGTATTGATGGTACTAATGGTATCAACGGTGTTGATGGTTCTAATGGTCAGACCTCTTACTTCCATGTAGCCTATGCTGATGATGCTAGTGGTACTGGCTTCTCGCAGTCTCCCAGTGGTAAGGACTATATCGGTACATACGTAGACTTCACACAGACGGACTCTACTACCGCTTCTGATTATACTTTCCAGCTAATACGTGGTGCTCAAGGTGACGATGGCGCTGATGGTATTAATGGCGATAATGGTATCGACGGAACTACCCAATATCTACATATAGCTTATGCTGATGATATTAACGGTAATGGCTTTAGTCAATCACCTACTAACAAGGACTTTATAGGTACTTATGTAGACAGTAATTCTACTGACTCTTCTACCGCATCTGATTACACATGGACTCTATACGTAGGTTCTAATGGTACTGATGGTGAAGACGGTATTGATGGTATTGATGGTACTAATGGTATTAATGGTACTAATGGTATTAATGGGATCGACGGTGCTAATGGTCAGACTTCATACTTCCATGTGGCTTATGCAGATACTATATCTGGTGGTGGATTTTCTCAGTCCCCTAGTGGTAAGGACTATATAGGTACTTACGTAGACTTCACTCAGACTGACTCTACTACCGCTTCTGATTACACATGGAAGCTAATAGCTGGTGCTCAGGGTGAAGATGGTACAGATGGTATCGATGGTGATAATGGAATCGACGGAACTTCTCAATATCTACATATAGCTTATGCCGATGATATTAACGGTAATGGATTTAGTCAGTCACCCACTAACAAGGACTATATAGGCACTTACGTAGACGGTAACTCTACTGACTCTACTAGTGCTTCTGATTACACATGGACTCTATACGTAGGTTCTAATGGTACTGATGGTGAAGACGGTATTGATGGTATTGATGGTACTAATGGTATTAATGGGATCGACGGTGCTAATGGTCAGACTTCATACTTCCATGTGGCTTATGCAGATACTATATCTGGTGGTGGATTTTCTCAGTCTCCCAGCGGTAAGGACTATATAGGTACTTACGTAGACTTCACTCAGACTGACTCTACTACCGCTTCTGATTACACATGGAAGCTAATAGCTGGTGCTCAGGGTGACGATGGTACAGATGGTATCGATGGTATTAACGGAATCGATGGAACTACACAGTATTTGCACATAGCTTATGCCGATGATATTAACGGTAATGGATTTAGTCAGTCACCCACTAACAAGGACTATATAGGCACTTACGTAGACGGTAACTCTACTGACTCTACTAGTGCTTCTGCTTATACATGGACTAAGTATGTTGGTGCTGATGGTGCTGATGGTGCTGATGGTAATGATGGTAATGATGGTATTGATGGTATTGATGGTATTGATGGTACTGATGGTGTCAGCGTATCTACTTACTTACATTTAGCTTGGGCTGATGATATTAACGGTAATGGTTTTTCTACGTCTGGGGTTAATAAGGCCTATATAGGTACTTATACTGACACCAATGCTACAGCGTCAACTAGTGCTAGTGCTTATGCGTGGCGGCTATTTATGGGTCCTAGAGGCCCTCGTGGTCTCGATGGGCCTGTCGGCCCTATTGGAGGTGATGGTCCTCAAGGACCCTCCGGAGGTGCAGGTCCAAGAGGCCCTTTAGGCCCTAATGGTCCAACAGGTCCAACAGGCCCTTATGGTCCAACAGGTCCAATAGGACCCTCGGGTGGCACAGGTCCAATAGGACCCTCGGGTGGCACAGGTCCAATAGGACCCTCGGGTGCCACAGGTCCAATAG